TATAGCTGCTCCTCCACCTGCTTCTATAACGACAAAAGACCAGACCCCCTCTATAGGTAATCTGGTATTTAAAACTAGATGAAATTTTAGGTTTAGCTCCCCCGAGATCCTTCTCTACGCCGCCCTCGATAGCTAAAAGGCCCTAAATTTGCCCTAGAACGCGTTTTTATTCGCCGGATGAATAAGATTACCCGGAAAGGCTAAAAATCGATTCTAGAGGCCTTAGAAGCCGTTATACGAGGTGTTACGCGTTTTTACACGGGTACGGATGCGCAGGGATAGGGGAAGGGAAGGTTATACGTGCACGCGCGTAGGAGAGAATCTAGGTTCACCCCTCCTTAGGGCCTGTCTACATCCATCTTCTCCCACACTCGCCTACTTCTGCCTACTCTTGCCTACTTCTCTTCGGCCTTCTCCTCTTTCTTCTCTCCATCCGCTTCAGCACGCTTAGCTTCGAATTCCTTCTTCACTTCTTCGTCGCCTAGAATAGGTGCTAACAGATTATAGATATACTTATCGTTATCCTTCTCCATGTCTAGCTTAATAGTGCCTTGCTTATGTACGATGCAAAGTGTCTTAGTAGTCTTACCATCCTCTTCAATATCTACATAGCTAATTCCATTTAACTGAGCTAATAGACCAATAACCTTATTGCCATAATCAATAGCCTTCTTAAATTCACCAATCTTCTCATTAGCTTCATCAGCAATTCTTTTTGCTTCCTTCTCGAAATGATCAGCTCTATCTCTATAGGTTTCAAGCTCTCTTAAAACAAATTGCTCACAAGTATTAATTTCCATTCTCTAATCCTCCTTTTACTTGTCCTCATTATAATACTTCTTAACAGCTTCAATCATTGAATCATCTTCTACAAAATAAATATATGTTTCCGGAATGACGTTACAAAGTAGCTGCCCAAGTCTCATATCTGGATGTCTCTTCCAAATATCCTTAATGTCGTCTAGAATCTTATCAATTCTTTCTGGATCTCTCATAGCACACCTCCTACTTCTTCTTTTTTATTTTATACCAAGAAATATGTTCATTGAACTCTTCCTCTGATATTCCTAAATCTTTAGCTGTGATAACTCCTATGTCATACATTCTAGCTATAGTATGCCATGGGTCATAAACCCTAAGCCCTTTTATAGTATGACCGCTTGAGGAACCTATAGCAGTAATTATATGATTAGAGCCAGAGTCCCAAGACGCCGCAGGTCCTTTCTCATACTCGTCTAATAGTATACGACATAACTCTTTACAAAACTGTCTAACAATCTTATTAGGAAGACTATCAATATATTCCTGTGAGTGGAATATTATTTCATCCTTACCTAAAATATCTTTAACCATGCCGTCGAAGTTATTCGTGAACACTATATAATCAGCGATGACGCTTGAAGAGATTGCGTCAGTGTCTGCTCGGTCTATTACCCATGAATTACCGTTATCTGGAACCCAAACAAGCGAAGAACCTAAATTACTAAAAGAACCTTGTACAGACGCGTCTGCTTCTTTCTTGATTACATATTCATGTTTCTCGTAAGGTTGCCCATTAACTGTCTCAGCCATACAATCTATTTTTAAAGTTTCCATACTTACCTCCTATAAATAAATCCATGCTAGGAATCTTTCTATAAATTTCGAAGAGACTCTCATGCCTTCTAAATATGCCTTCAACTCTATTGAATCTATCTCGAATCTTAAAAGCATGCTTCTGAAATAATTTTTTATACCTGTACCTACGGAACGATTAGCGATTGGTTCGTTCTCTAACTCAACGGCAAAGTCTGCTACAGAAGCTAAAACGAATTCCTTCATAATTTTAGTCGGAGCTTCTGACAAAGCTTCTGGTGTAATCTTCTCGCCTGGGAACCATTGCTCATAGATCTCTTGGTACTCAAGCTCATCTTCTAAAACTTTTTTAAGTTCCTTTTTTGTTTTTCTGAAGCTGCCTATTTTAATCTCTATATCATCGCTTAACTCTAAAGCTGAATTAGAAAGACTAGAAGCAATATCTTCTAAACTCATGGGATGCAAATAACCGCCATTCCCTTTTTTAACTTTAATTTCACTCATACCCCGTCACCTCGTCTTTAATACGCGCGTGCGTAACGTGCACGCTAGATGATCTAGTCTTGAAAACTAGATACCTCTTTCCTAGCTGAGTAGCTATCTTTTAAATCCACTTATAGTATACACCTATTCCTCTTAGTAGTCAACATTATTTTAACGAATGTCTAAAATTTTTTACCAATGTCTATTTTTTAGACTTCAATGTCTAAATTTTAGACTACCCTAATGACTACCCTGGAATACTACCCTTTCCATTACGCGTACACGTATAATATAGAGCTTTTTAAGTAGCTGATTTAAAGAAAAGAGGATAGAAAGAAAAATAAGAAAGAAAAAAAGTTGATTAAAAAAGAAAGAAAACGTATATATATAAATATATATACTAAAAAGAAAGACAGGAGACAAGCCTCCCGCTCCTACGTCGCAGGTCGGAAACAAATACCCTTCGGACTCACCTCCGTTCCGTCCTTCAGGGGTTTACGTAAAAAAAATTTTTCTTTTTTCTACTCTACCCCTTCGAGTCCTTGTGGAGAAAGCTTGATCGCGCCCCACCGCGTCCTCACTCTACACGGAGTCGTTCGGACGCGTCAGGTACGCTGGGCCCGCCGCACCCCCCACGTGCATACGTGTACGTGTGTATAAATAAAAAAAGAAGGATTAATTATCCTCCTTTAAAAATCCTTGAATTACGACGTCATCGTTTTCCCATGTCTTTTGATCACGATACTCAGCGGCTGGGACGGCTACGAAGAATGGGTCGAGAATCCAACCGACATAACCAGCTCCGGAATCCTGATAACGCTTCTCGATTTCTTTCTCCCATTTCTCAAAATCTGAAGTGGCATTAGCCATCTTAATATCATAGTCGTCTAAAATATCATTTGCGACGTCGTTGCTGTCTGGATGAAATGTTAGAGCATATGTAGCCCAAGGCTTAACCTCTGGAATGTCTTCGAGCTCAAATGTCGTTTCGAGACAAGTGTAAATCTCATAACGAGGAGATACGCAGTTGCCACGGTCAACAATCCTGTACTCTTCGATGCCTAGAGCAGGGAGAAAAACATCCTTATAGTAATTTAAAACTTCTCTTCTGAAATCTTCTTTAGCTTGAGCTGATTCAATTTCATCCTTAATGTACTCAACAAATTCTTTCTCGGCCTCGGCTTCTGTCACATACTCATAATTAAAATCTGCTCCATGCCATTGTCTGTAAAAGGCTAGAGCTGGGTGAGCATGAATGAAACCTATCATGCGAAGATAGTCTCGACTCCATGAGAACTCTGGCTTTGGTAAAAACTTGCCTTCAATATCCTTAAGGTCATATCGAATTTCAACACAATATTCAGAGCGGCTTGGCTTGAACTTATCTATCGCAGGAATATACTGAGCGAAGAAAGAACCTATAATATAGTTGACATTTGTCAACTTAGGCTTGAAATTTTTCTTAGCCTGTTGAGCAGGAGGAATACCTGGCTCCCACCAAATAGCAAATAACCAGTTTGGACATTCTTTAATTTTAAATTGTACGATGCTATTAGACCCATGAGAGAAAATAAAATAAGAATCCCCTATCTCTATATCTGTAATAGTAATAGAGTCTAAATTATAATTTTGTTTTAGAAATGAACAGTTAGATTCTGTATAAGCGCAATCCTCATTTATAAACTGGTCAGTGATAACCTTATATACTTCACCGAACCCCATTTTGTCCATTTTTTTACGTTGGCTTTCTGTTATATCTAATATGCCTCGCCAAACATCTGCAATAGTTCCCATTATAAATAACCTCCAAACATGATCATTGTAATAAAAATATAAGTTACAATTAAAAGAGTTAAATCAGATAGAGATAACATCTTACCTAACTTGATTTCAACACGCCAATGGCCTTTCCTTTTAATTAATATAACTGCGGCTATGATAAGAGCAGCTAGGAATGCTAAGGCACAAATGCCTAAGCAAATAGTATAAATCCACCATAAAACCCATCCGAAAGTTACCATTAATCATCACCCCCATCATCTGGGTCACAGAATAAATGGTCATTAGTACGAGCCTTGTAGACTCCGAAATAGAATCCAAAAGTTGCTCCAGCTAAGAACATGAAAATCATGCCAATAATTATAAGTACTAACACATTACTTCTCCCCTTTCTTTCTCTCGTAGTAACCAATTAAATAATCTAAGTACCAACGAGCCTTCTTGAGGTCCTGAATTTCCTTCTCGTCAATTTGCAATGCAGCTGATTCCTTCTTACCAGCTCTTGAAATATACTTGATCGCATTACCCTTGCAGAAGCCTTCAATTAATCCCTTATCTTCAATGAAAGAGATAACTTCAATTTTGCCATCTGTATAGTGAGAAGGGTGATTAACAGGGTCATCCTTTACTTCAACAGTAGCATTTTCGTTAGCTACAAGTTTGTTCTGCTCATTGTTAATATCTATATAAGCTAAAATTATTCTTAAAGTTCCATTCATAGCTAATAGATAACCTGTATTTTGCTCAGTGGCTTCTTGTACAGATGTAGATGCAATTTGACCCTCTACATATTTTTTTAACTCCTCTAAAAATTCAGCAGTTGTCTTAAAATCCTTTACTTCCATTCTACTTTCCTCCAATTTTCGTGAATATTAATCGGATTATTGCAATCCGGACAAAATTTTATTTCATGTACTGTAAGTCCTAAACTACACCCTCTGAACAAGACTTTTTTGCATTTTTCGCACATAACTTTGATGTGTAAATCGTCGTCCTCCATGAACTCTAATCCGCTTTTATTTTCTGATTTTTCCATGAACTTACCTCCTTGTTCAATACTATTATATATTATAAATAAGGTTAAGTCAAGTAAAAAAGAAAGAAATTATCTTCCTTCCTTTTTACGTTGTTCACGAAATCCTTCCTCTCTTTTATTAACAGCTTCTCTAGTCTTTAATACAAAAGATTTAAAAGATTGATATGTCTTAAAATGTCTATGTTTAAAATCAATTACTGATAAGCAGTCAAAATCTTTGGCTAGCTCAAAACTATTAGCAGTTAAAATAATATAATATTCAATATCATATTTAACACAGTCATTTATTATTAATTGAAACACACCTTTAATATCATCGATCATATCAATTGATGTGCCAGCATCACAGTCATCAAAAATGATAAATAATTTTTCATTATTATGAGAACGAATCCAGCTGCCAAGAATTGGCAAAGAATTGCTATATCGATTTACAATATGTTCTCCTGTTGATACAGAAGTCTCACCTATCTTATTAAAAATATGGTCTTCAAATTTAGAAGCTGTCTCTGTCCTTTTATTGAAAAGGAAGTAATAGCATTCAGCTTTCTTTTCTTTGTAGCCTGATATACTTCTTAAGGCGTCACGTAAATCCACATATACTGTATCAGTCTCAACTTGCTCTGCTTTGGTACTGCGAATAATCTGGTCTACGACAGTAGATTTACCACTACCATTACATCCCACTAAACATGTAACTGTATTTGGCTCAAGGACAAAACTGTTTTTATGAAACATCTTTTCCCCTTCATAATAAGGGTCTTTCATAAGTTTAATTTCCATATTTTTCCTCCTTATTAGGCGTACCTTCTCCGATTCCTAGGTGTTCATCAGCCAACTTAGCTGATTTTAAACCGACAAGCATCCAGATAGGGCAAAGTATTATAATTAAAGCTACGATAAGAAGAACTAAAACCACAGGAGCAGCTGCTATAAGAATTAACACAAATAACCAAATTGGAATGTTAATCATGTTTCTTTCCTCCCTTTCTTGCTATAATAATTGAGTCTCCAGCGGCTCTAAGACCTAGCCCATCTGCCCCGAAACCGCAAAATCTTACGCATCCGAGGTCTGTCGGAACGTCTATATGAGCAAAATTAAGGTCACAATTACAAATAAGCAACACATCTGATTTTAATTGTGGATAATTACTGTAGTATTTATCCTGTTCCTTGTCATAGATCAGGATTGCCATGTTATTATAACCATTTGTCTGCTTATGAATAGTAAATTTTTCCCCCGAATCCACTATAAATATCTCTGTAATAGCTATTTTTTCTAATTCACTATGGTCTAATTCATATAAATTTTCAGATTTTTCAAATAATGTACGCAATTTTTTCTTAATTTTCATATTTTTTCTCCTTTTTCCGCGATTTTGGTGCGATTTTTTGCGATTTCGTGGTAATCCTTTAATTTTTGCTTGTAGTTTCGTGGTAAAATTCACTCTCAACGGCCTCTAAAGCATCAAATTCTTCTTTAGTAATTTCTCTTTCGTCCCAAGTCCCGTCTAAATATAATTTAAAATAATAACGGCCACCAATTTTTCTGACTTCAAATACAGTCATCGAATAAACTAGTCGAACGAAAGTCATAAAATCTTTTTTATTCACTTTTTTTTAACTCCTTTTCAGGATTAGCCATATAGAATTTACCTTTTTTATAGTTATACCCTAAGAAACAATTATATAAAACTTTTGATTTACATCCTTTATAAATCTTTACAAATTCTTCATTGTAATTTTTTATAAGTTCATTTAACTGTCCGTTTACGGCGTACACTCTGGTATAATCTACTAAGTACCAGAATCCTCCTAAATGGCAAACTAGAACGCAATGTCCACTGCCTCTAGCCCATACAACCGTAAGGTAGGCTGGGATACCTGATGAATGTAAACATTGAAGTAACAAAGAATGGAACCCGTCACAATCTTCTTTATATTTTTCATTATTAGAAAATTGTTTATATGCGTAAGGAGGAGGTAAAACTGCGTCCCATAATTGATCAGCTCCGTCCTTAGTGTACTCAAACTTACTGTATAATCTTTTAGCTAACGTTTGAAGTACTTCTCCAATTTTATAACAATCAGAATCATAGTTAAGATGAATGATATCTTTATTAATAGTGTTATCAATAATTTTAAAATAATCATCTACTGCTACATTAAATCTTTCTTCATGTCTGAATCTGAAATTGCTCCAAGGTATCCACCAAAACTTATTAGCAATATAACAACCTAATTGTATAATCCCCATGATTATGTCCTCCTATATTTTGGAAAAAGAGTTAGCTAAATACTAACTCTATATTTTTAGAATGGTACGTCATCATCATCTGACTCTTTAGATTTTTTCATCAAATAAAAGTCGATAAGACTTACCAATTTAGAAGCACCAAAAGGAAGAGTAGGCTTCTCTTCATAGAGACCTAAAACTAAATTCTTAATATTAAGTAGGTAAGATGGTGTCATGTCTTTTAATTTCTCCTGCTTACCTGTAGAACTAGAATACCAGTTGCCAGTATTAGCTACGCACATCCACCATGCGTCTATAAATTCTTCTTCACTTATATGGTCGCATGCTACTTGAAAATATGCTTCCATATATTCTTTTCTACTCTTCCTTCTTGTCATAAGTATCACTTCTTCCTATTATAAATTTTCTAAAGTCTTAATTTCCTCATTAACGATTCCATACTTCAATTGGTCTTCAATATAAAGATACCATTCAGTATTCTTATTCTTATTAAATGTCTTTTGATCAATAGTAGTCCTTGATAATACATAATTTCTCATTACTTCTACTGAATGCTTATAATCTTTCATTTGAGCTTCAGTTTGTTCGAAAGTACCTTGAGTAGTACCTGAGCCTGAATGAACTAAAGCAGTTGACCTAGGTAATGCAAATCTCTTATGACCTGCTAATAAGATTACAAATGCAGCACTCATAGCAACACCCATGTTGTAAGTATATACAGGAGTCTTACTCAATTGAATTGTATCAACTAAATTAAAGCAAGCTGCAACCTCCCCACCATATGAATAAATGAAAATCTTAATAGGCATTCTTTCCTCCACAGGTGTACCATTACGGTCATCAACCTTATTGAAATGCATAATAAGCTTTGAAATTGTTAATGTACTTATATTAATTGAAGAATCTAACCAAAGCTCTCTATTCTTAAGCTGATCATAATAAGCCATTAAGTCTGGGTCAGGTAATTTAGCATTAGCAACTCCTTCGTCCATTTCCATTCCTAACGAATCTAAAAGTTCATCAATATCAATATCTAATTTCTTTTTAATCATTTTTAAAACCTCTACTTTTTAAATTTTTTAAGGGAATTTCCCTATCTATAATTATTATAAACGAATTTTATTTTTAAGTCAACACTTTTAATCAGAAATTCCTAAATTATATTGCTTTAATAAATAATCATATAATGTGGAAGCGTCATGATAAATGGACTGCCCAGCTGAATCAGTAGGGAACCCATCATGATGTTCATATAAGAAATAACCTAAATCATCGTCTATGTCATGAGTAAGCTTTCCTAATAGCTTTACTACTTTGTCTTCATAAGAAGCATACAAGAAACAATTACAATATTCTTTACCGTCTGCTAAGTCATCAATAGCTTCTAAGAACTTATCCTGCTTCTTAGATTGTCGATGAATAAAATTTATATACTCAACAAATTCTTCCTTGCTAATTAAAAATTCTTTCATGAACGCGCCTCCCATTTCAAGGTGGCTCTAACCTCCATTAAAGCTCTGCCTAATAAATTCTTGCCTTTTATATCATTTACATCAGTAGAACCGATGCCCCAAATTTTATCATAAGGACTTGTCTCATAGATGTCAGCATCTCCTGTAGATATTAACTTATCTCTAAGAATTGGGTTCTGAGAAAACTTATAATATAAAATATTACGCATTACATCAAAACGAATCGAGCTCCAAATTTCCTCGTTATAATTTTTAACTTGACGACCTAATTTCTTAATTTCAGCTTGATTGTCAGTTTTAAGAATCTTTTGTGCTGTTATGGTATCTTCAAAACGTCTAGCTTTAAACCACATTAGAGCCTGTTCAGAAGAATGGAATCTCATACCCATAAACATAAAGCTACATAAATACCAATTTGAAAATTCTCCATAATCGTCTGAAACTTTCCAAAATCCTATTTTTTCCATTTTTTACCTCCAAATTTGCCAAATAAAATGGTGCTTTTATTTATCGATTTTTTGGGTGATTTTGTCAATCCCACCATGTCGTACAGTATTCGCCGATGAGATTGAAAAATTCTCGAATATCTTTTTTCTCTTTTTGAAAAGATTTTTCATCATACTCGTCATAATCCTGGGTAATAAGTCTATGGCCCACTTCAAGAGTTTTTGTCAATGAGTCAACTACTGTATTTTTACTTTCGTTATTTAAATATGAATCTTTAATAAAGTACTCTCTCATGAACTCTAATTTACGAACTACCATTTCTAGAAAATAGAAATAATCCCAGTCCATATCATATTTGCAAAATTCTTTCCATTTCTTTTTCCATTTTTTATTGACTCTTGTGTATGGGTATTGATGACCCGCTTTTTCACTTTTAGAAAGGGAGCGGGGTTTCACTTCTACTTTAGACTTTATTTCTTCTACTTCCTGTTTAAATTCTTCATAAGTCTTCGCCATCGTTATTACCCCCTATTACAGTCGTCAAGAAGGTCTGCCAATGCAGCTGTAGCCGAACGCTCGGTTTTAATTAATTTAACATAACCAAATAATTTATTATCACTTAATCTGTTAACTAATTTTTCTAGACCTTTAGACCTTTCAAAGGCTGTTCTATCATATTGTTTGAAATCACCATCAAACCATACCTCTGTTCCTTCTGCGGCTCTCGCAATAATAAGAGCTAGATGATCAGCAGTCATATTTTGAGATTCAGTACATATAATTACTGATCGTTCAATATTTCGACCTCTTAAAAATTGAAGTGGCTGAATGTCTAATTGTCCCATCTCTATCATTTTTAATACTTTACCTTTATCTCCTACATGGTCGATAAACGGACCTAAATAAGGCCAAAGTTTTTCTTCGGCTGTTCCTGGTAAAGAACCTAATGGGGTTGTGTCTTTGACATCAATGTTATTTCTAATCCAAACAACCTTGTCAAAACGTTTCTCTCTTAGTCCTTCTAGAGCAGCTGTAACAAGCATAAGTGTCTTACCACTACCAAAACGTCCTGTGATTAACTTAACAGTTGTATCAGTATCATGCAGCATATCAAATGCACATGCTTGTTCTGGATTTCTTGGAACGTAGGTTTTATTAACCCTACCATCTTTAGGGTCTTTAATTTTTATTGCAGCCCTATTAATTTTCTCTAGCTTACCATTCTTCTTTTTATAAATACTACAAATGGTGCCATCCGTTTTGTCTTTAACCATTAAATATTCATTTTCTTTTAAGACAACTGAACTTGTGCCGTTTTGATATAGCTCTGCAAGTTCTTCATCTGTTGGTTCCCATACTTTCCAACCTGTGTATTCTTCCATTCTGTCACTCCTTACTTCTTGTTATGGTTATTTGTCTTTCTAGGATCGTTGTAACAGTTTTCAAAATCTTTTTTCTTCTTCATTTTCTTAAAAGGGTATGTATCGTCTTTGCGAGTCAGCAACAATAAAAGAAGAATAATTAAAATTGGTACAATTATTAATAATACTATAAACACTGTTTTCCTCTCCTTTTTATTTAGTTTACTTAATTTTACTTAAGTTTACTTAGTGGTGCTGGCTATAAGACTTGAACTTACGACCTATCGCTTACGAGGCGATTGCTCTACCAACTAAGCTAAGCCAGCATTATGGAGCAAGTAGCGGGGCTCGAACCCGTGTCCTCGACTTGGGAAGCCGATATTCTACCATTGAACTATACCTGCAGAAGTCTCAAGCAGGATTCGAACCTGCGAAGGCTGGCCACACCCAGATGACCACTTTGGTCACCCTGCATCCACCTCTTTGACCTTATAAGGTCTGCCGCCTGGGCCCATGCGAGTTGAGACATGTGGTGCCGAAGATAGGATTCGAACCTACGACCTCTTCCTTACCATGGAATTGCTACTTCCAACTGAGCTACATCGGCATGAAGGCACTTTCGTGCTCTAATATTTAGTTATTTTTAAAAGTTGCAGCTTTCGGACACGGGAACATCTCCGTGCACTTATTATTTCTATATTCACATAAAGGTACAAGTAGTCCTTCAAATTCAGGATTAACCTTTAGAATTTCTTGCTTAATTAAATTAGCTACATATCTCATTAGAGGATCAGCTTGGCTACATAATCTCTTACGCATGAAGAACATTAATTCTTGAGCATTAATAGTAAGCATATGAGAAACGAATTGCCCTTGAGGTAAATCTTCTCTAGATACCTCTCTATTAGGGTTTCTATCATCTCTTTGTGAAGATACATAATGATTACATCCAATATGATGTCTTACAATATGTACTGAAATGAAATAAGGAATTGTAAGCTTAATTCCAAACCATAATTCTCTAATAGGACTATGTTCAGACGCTAATAACTTCTTCTTATATTCCATATCTACCTCAGTAGTAGAAGACTTTAGCTTCTTGCCTACTGTATTTAAAGTGCATTCTTTACACCATAACCAATCCTGCTCTGTAGGATGCTTTCTAATTTCAACTTTAATTTGACTTTTATCTACCATATTAATTCTCCTTTATAATGGCGGCGACTAGGGGCTTTGAACCCCTGCATCAGTTGCCTGATCTAACGGTTTAGCAAACCGTCCTCTTCAACCTCTTGAGTAAGTCGCCAAGTGTATGTTTTTTAACGGGTTTTACCACGGGAGGGTACCGTCCGGAACATACAACCTTACCCAGGAGGAATTAGTGCTTCAATTTAAGGCTAGCCCAGAATTTCGTCTCCTGAGCAAATAATTCATTACGTTGTGTTTCGTCTTGTCCAAACCAAATTATTCTAAAAGCTCCATTATCCTTACTCTTAAAAATAAACTTGATTCCGAAAGTCTTATTACCATTATACATATTTTCTACTCTTGCGATAGAAATAACATTATCATAATTAATTTGAACACCTCTAATTAAATGAGTATTAGGCCCATCAAAATTCTTCTTCTTTTCTACCTTCTTTTCAAGAGATGCTTGAACAGCCTTTTCTTTGTAAATATCTTTCATGATTTCTTTCCCAAAATCTTCTTCTGAATTATCTAAATATTCATCCCAAAGCTCTTGCTTGCCTCCTCTTTTAAAGTTCTTCTTTTTCTTTTTAGAACTTCCTTCGGATTCCTTAGGAGCTTTTGGCTTCCTTCTTATGGGTTCTTCATCATAAAGATACTCGTATTCATCATAATACTTTTCTAAATCTATCATTCTAATCTCCTTTAGCAAAATAGACAGCCAGTTTCAGGGTCATTGCCAGAAATAATGTAATCAAATGTTTCATCATTTTCAGAATGAGATGTATATTTATCAATAGCATGCTTTAATAAACCATTTTTTCCAGGTTCAGCGCCACTTCTCTTAAAATAGTCTTCGAAATCTCGATATGGAGCAAAATTACATACTATATGCGTATATAAATCATTTATATCTTCAACAAAAAGTTGTTTATCCTTTTCGTCCATTGTATAGAAATCCCTGCCCGAATTATGTTTTCTTTCTGTAATAACTCTTAACATTTCTTCAGGAGGAATAATGTCTCCATATTCATTCTCGATTGTATTTTCAGAAAATAACTTTTTCCAATCTTCTATATTGTTAATACCAATTTCAGGATAGATACATAAACTAAAATACCAACCATAGCTGCTTTTACCAATATGAATAGTTTGATATAAATTTTCATTTAATTCTTTTACTGTTGGATAATAAACACTTTCATAGACAAATCCATTATTTAATACTTGCACCCCATGAACTAAATCTCCTGTACATCCATAACTAGTTACAGTATTAGAATCCTTAAACTTAATTTTCCTTTTTAAATAATAATTAGTTCCCATTAAAAGTTATCTCCTTTTTCTGTTTCATATCTACTTATAATATCATTTATTGTTTCCTGGTCCCATTCAGTAATAATACGAATTACGTCTTCAGGAACATTTTCATCCTTTACAGGAGCAATACCTAACCCATAATGCCAAGCGATACGAGATTGATCAGCTGGATATAAAGGATGAGGGCGTTTATACTTAACCAGAGTCTTTCTTTTAGGTCGACCTGTATAACGGTCATAACTATAATACATCCAATTATATTTTAATTGTTCCTCAAGCTTAATATAAGTTTTAGGGTTGCAACGTATTAATGTATAACTTACATAAGCATCCTCAGGAATATTATACTCCTTTTTTCTCTCCTTAATCAAGTCAAAAACGCCTAATTCTTCATAAAATTGTTCTAAACGTCCAAAAGGTTTTTCATAGTTAATAGTAAAATCTTTATACTTCACGTTTGGCACCTCCTACGATTTCTTTTGCTTTCTCTAGCACACGATTGTATATTTCTTCATTTCCGTCTTTAAGAGCTAAATAATCTAGAACTCTATTATATGGGTCCTCATTAGGTTCAGTGCTAGCTACGGGTTCAACAATTAGATTACCTTCTTCGTCTTTTTTAACGAAAGAAATTACTATATAGCTATTCCCAAATCCACTACGTTGCTCAATACCAACGCCCATATATACAGGAAGAGAAATGAATTTAAGTTCCCCTTGCTCAATTGATTCAGGGAAAACTAATCTACTAATAGTATGAATTCTTAAATCTGCTTCTTCATAAAGAATATGAATTTTTGGTGATTCATCATGAATAATTTCTTTAGCTGTAATTTTTTTCATTTCTTTTCCTCCATTAATCTAAATATAAAGGATAGTCCTCATATTTAACATAACTAATTTTTCCACTGTGACCTAAAGAGCCATTATAATCATTTTCACTAATTTCTATAGTGTTATCGTCAATTACCTTTGGAGAAGTCCAATGGGGTAATTTTTCTTCTGTAGAATACCAATACCAATTTACTTTAAAATTAGGATCAATCTTAAATCTGGTATGAGCTCGGCGATTTTCATCAAAATGCAATAATTCTATTTGCTCTCTATTCCCTGGGTTATAATATCTCAATACAACCTCTCTATAATGGTCTTGTAATTCCTCTCTATAATAATAAATCATGTTAGACTCCCAACCATGTTGCAAATGTTCTTCATATTCTGATTCTGCATAGCTTTGATTAGAAATATATATAGTTTCTTTATCTTTATTACTAGCACACATAGAAACGATATAAGGGTAATAAGGAATTAAATCTAATAAGGTTTTAATATGAATCTCTGTTGTAATAAACACTCCTCGCTTATTAATTTCTTTTAGAGTGTATTCTCTACCATAATATTCATATGTCTGAGTTGTTTTCCATTTATATCCTGTCTTAGACCTCTTATCTGGCACCTGTTCAGTATTAGATATCACTTTAAAGTTAGGACACTTTTTTTCTATGAAACTTTGATTGAACTCGTCCACCTTTAAACGCTTATGTTGATATAGGATTCCTCCTGTTCTCTCCATAAAAATTTTAAAGCACTCCATTTCGTCGGAATACAAAACGCGTGCTTTCTCTAGGTCTTCCTTTTTATCAGACCCTTCAGCAGTTCTGTGCTTATACATCATAATATGGTCGTATAAATCGCACTTTCCACTAAATCTTGACATAAAATCATCTCCTTTAAACTTTTGGTTTCTAAAATAGGCTTTTGGCCCTACTGAGAATAATATTCTCCACAGTTATATTATAACAAACTTTACTTAGACTGTAAAGAAAAACTTTAAGTAAATTTTAGGCCTATAAATTTGCCCTATAATGAGTTTTTAAACTAGGGAGGATAAATTAATCATCCCTAGATTAAACACCAAATAAAATGCCACTTTTATTTTTTTATTTTTTTATATCTTTTAAAATTGTTTTTCTAATAATAATAGTTTGCATACCTTTTAAAATTCTACAAGCTTCTTCTGGCTCGACTGGTAAAAATATATAAGATTCTTTTTCATCATAAGCGTAGCACATATTTTTAGGAAATTGTTTGAATGAAGCTTCTTTATAATCATCTATATCTGGCAAACCAAAATCCTCCCAAACTTTTAGAATTTCTAACATCAATTCTTTATTTGAATAGTAGTCATCTAATTCTCTCGGCTCATCAAATATGTGTAAGTTCTTAATGTGGATGGCATAACCATTTTCGCCTTTTAAGTAATCATACATTTCTTTATTAGTTAAACAACTTCTTTTTAGCAACTCAATATTACTAATATTTAGTCCTAAATAAAATGGCTTATATTCTTTTGAATTATCATAAAACGCTTGTCCTGTTCCATCTATTGCATAAGATAAATCATAATCTATTTTCGAACACGCAATTTCCTCAACCTCAAAATCACATTCAGCTACGATTTTGCCGTTTAAATATTGTGCAGCTATAACTTTTTCAGGAAAACAATGGTACTCTCCGTAAACATTATGTTTATTTCTTAACCATGGCTTTATATTCTTGCATCCTAATAATAGTTTCATAGGACTACCTCCTTTTAACGAGAGTTCTTTAAAGTAAAATCTACTGCTGGTAACTCGGGTTTCTTAGGTCTGCTATGAAATACCCAGTATTCTTGGTGGTCAGCGTATACACGAGACAACCACCAAAATCTACCAACAATGAGTAAGTTAGGATCAACTTGGGGCTTATCTGATTCATTATCATAAATAAACCCCTGAGCCTGCGTAACAAAATCTGCTATAGGAATATATCCTTCAGCATTTCTAACAAACTTAGCATTACTTATTGAATGCTTGTTTTTTCTGAGAATCTGCTTAGTCTCTTCTAATAGATTAACTATCATATTACTTTCCTGTACTGCCTAGTCCGCCTTTTCTTACTTCAGTAGCGTCGTCATCGTCTGTAATATAATACTTTGAAAAAATACCTTGAACGAACCTGTCCCCCGCTGCTGCTGCTAAAGTGTCAAAACCAGTTACTAACTTTATTATGATATGTCCTTCGTTATCTGAATAATAATAATCTGAATCAATAATACCTATTGTATTAGCTAAACTAGTACCTGATTTAAATCCAACTCCACTTCTAGGAACAATGTTTAATAACATATTTTCAGGCATAATCGCTCTAATACCAGTAGGAATGGTTATAGTTGCATCCCACTCTTCTAATGTGAAACTAACAGGGGAATAGAAATCATATCCTGCTGAACCCTTAGAGCCACGCTTAGGTAATTTAATCTTATCATAAATTTCCTTAGCGTCCTCGTCTGTTACATGAGGCATTAAAACCTTACGTAAATCCTTTGTAAATTGTTTTAAACTAACTTTTTCAAACTTAATCATATTTATTCTCCTTCTTTTAATTGCTGTGCTATCATTTCCATAGCCATATTTTCTGCTTCTTTAATTTCTTTTAACTGTTCAATTAAGCAGTCCACGTCTTTTCTAGTAGAATACTTGCAGAAAGAAACTCTAATAGTATTTCTAATAGCTTTTTCACTAAGACCTAGAGCTGCTAGAACATGTGACGGATTAAATGCTCCTGCTGTTTCATCATGCTCTGAATCACAAGCTGAAGCTGCACTAACACCAATACCTCTTATAGCTAGGTCAGAAGCTAGAGAGTCTGTTAAATCAAAATAATCTTCGAAATTAAGTGAGATTATATTCTTATGGTCTGGTTCAGCATTTAAGTGCCATTTATCTTGGAAGTTTGCTTTTAACGCAGCAATTAAATATTCATATAAATCTTCATAATAATCACTGTAATCTTCGGCTTCCATTAATTCTACGGCTTTACTTAAACCAACTATACCAGCCACGTTTGAAGTACCACCTCTTAAACCTAATTCCTGAGCTCCGCCCACGATCAAGCCATTTCCTTTTAATAATTGTAAAGCGTCATCCCCGTTGGCGACTAAGCATCCTGTTCCTGCTGGACCATAAATCTTATGCCCAGAAAATGTAAAGAATGTAGCACTTTGATAATTATATCGTAGCCATAAACTACTCTTGCCATAACTAACAAGCTGTGTACAGTCTACTAATGTAGGAATTCCTCTTTCTCTAGCATAGGTAGTAATTTCAGAAGTTTCATTTTCAACCCCTAGCTCATTATTTATAGCCATAACGCAAATTAATAATGTGTCAAATTTAATTGCTAACTTAACGTCTTCTAAATAAATACGACCATCAGCATGTGGTTTAATATAACTAACCTTAAATCCTATCTTTTCTAATTGCTTACAAGGATTTATAACAGAGTCATGCTCTGTTGCACAACAAATAATATGTCTCTTCTGGTCTTTCTTCTTTAGCTTTGAAGCTAATTGTGAATAAGCTAACCCTTTAATAACCATATTATTTCCTTCTGTGGCTCCTGAAGTGAATATAATATTAGCAGAAGGGACCCCGAATACAAGTCCCATTTTCTCTCTGCTTTCTTCAATTACTTCAGACGCCTTAATTCCAAAGTCATGAATTGACCTAGAATTTCCTACAAACTTTTCACTTAGATAAGGCTCCATAGCTTTTAATACTCTCTTATCTAAGGATGTGTTACTAGCTGCGTCTAAAAATGTACCCATACTTCCTCCAATTACTTAATACCTAATGCTTTTTTAATGATTCTAGCGCTTAGATCATTGCATCGGTTATCAATGAAGCTAATGATATTCTTATAAGATGTCTTCTTATCTAATCTTAAAGTAATAACATTAGTTTCTGTCTTATGGTCAGAAATTCTAAATAATAATGATTCGTCTCCTGAAGTAATCTTGAAATACCAAGAATTTGTACTAGAAGACTTTCTCTCTTCTAAACCATATCCTCTTCTTTGTGCTGCGGCTTTTACTGCCTTTCTAATTGTTTCGATGTTTGTCATAATCATATTCCTCCTTGTTTTTACACTTACATTATAAAGGATAAATATTATTATGTCAACATCTATTTTACTTTTTTTCTTCTTCAGGCCAAATTATATGTCCATCTGGTCCTATCTCAATATCTCCACGGCTCTTATCTATAAATATTTGCATATTAATAAACCACTCATGAAGGAACTTCTCTGTCCTCTTTTTAGCCTTAGTTTCAGCTTTGACTAAATAGTCATCAATACAAACAGGATAATATTCATTCATAGCAATATTAAAATTAATATATTTATCATTGTCCAACTTACTTCCATGTAAATGTCCATGGAAATTATAAGCTACATAAGGATTATTTAAAGCTTCGTAAGCTGGGAAGTGTGAAAGAGCAATTTTCCCTTTTGATTCTTGTAAATAGTATGGCTCATAAAAAGCGTCTTTGAATCCTATAATTTTAGCTTGAGTTACTCCATATTTGTCATGATTACCAAATATCATATAAAGGTTTCTACATACTATCTTATCTAATAGTTTCTTAATTTCAGAGCAAGGACCAAAGCCAACGTCGCCTAATATATATAAAGTATCAGTTGATAGAACTTTGGCATTAATGTGTGAAATAATCATATCATTATATTGTTCTAATGTCTTAATATAACCTAGTCCACTACGCTCTAAATTAAAATTTTCTAATTTTAAAATATTATAATGATTTAAGTGTAAATCAGAAGTTACGTATATCAATTTGCCCACCTCTTCTCTACTGCTCAAATCTTTGTAAATATAGGTGATTTAATTCGCCTCTAAGCCAAGTTTGTTTTACTTTAATATTACTTGTTCTACAAGCAGAATTAATAGCTTTTGGCTGACCTACAACTACACAATATTTCTTTGCTCTTGTTATAGCAGTATATAACCACTCTCTCATTAGCAATACATAAGCAGAAGTATCTACACACACTATTACATAATCAGATTGGCTACCTTGAAGTTTATGACAAGTACAAGCCCAACCATGAGTGATATTATTCCAGTCTGATTTAGGTAAAATAACTTGTCCCTGGTCTTCTAAGTCTACAATCATTGATTCTTCATCAATTTCAACTATATGTCCCATGTTACCATTGAAAATAGCTACCTGATTTCCATATATACTTTTAGCGTGATAATTATTTTTAATAATCATAATTTTATCATGTGGCTTATATGTTACTTCATATTTTGAACCACCATCATATACTTCAACAGTAATTCCGCTCTTTTTAGTAGTATTAACTAATTGTTGAATTTCGGCATTAAACATTCTACAACTATTCATACCTTTAGTTCTAACAGGTACAACTATTTGAATATCATCAGCTTTAATTCCTTTTGCTAAAAGAGCTTTAAATTGTTCGACAGCATTCATATGTACTACCATTGCATCCTCGTTGCAAACTAACTTAAAATCAAATAAATCTCCTCTAGTTTCTTCTCCTGCAAAATCACTTTTAACAAGAGAACGTCCTTCACATACAGCTAAAGATTGAGTAACGATACCACTCTTTAAAGCTTGTCTATGAATAGTAGTTAATAAATTAGTCTTTACATATCCAGAAGCGATACAGTCACTTAATAAATTACCAACAGACATAGGAGGAAGCTGTTTAATATCTCCCAGCATGATAAGTTTAGCTCCTGTTTTAATTGCTTCTAATAATTTTAAGAATAACTCTTCACCTACCATTGAAGTTTCATCAAGAATTATTACATCGCTTTCCAAAGGTTTATTCTTATCACATTCAAATCTTTCTAAATCAGGGACATATCTTAATAATCTATGGATAGTTTTACCTTCTAGGCCTGTATAACTTGTTAATAATGAAGCTGCACGTCCAGAAAGAGCTGTCTGAGATACTATTAAATTATAATATTCAAATATCTTAATCAAAGGCTTAACAGTAGAAGATTTACCTGTACCTGCAGAACCAGTCAAAATACTTAAATTACTCTCTAGAATGTTCCAAATTGCTTGTTTTTGTTCTCTAGTGTAACAATATCCCTGCTCAGCTTCAACGTCAGCTATGATCAATTCACATTTCTTTCTATCATATGTGACCACAGGAGAAGCATTATTGATTCTTTCAAATTCAGTAACAATCTTCTTCTCTAATAAACGATAATAAAATAAGCCAATTTTCTTCTTTTCAGATGAATAAAAGAATGTGGGGAATTTTACATCTGTCTCGCCTTCTAAAAGCTTTTCATATAAAAGGTCAAAATCTGTCTGACCAATAGTTTCTTCTTTAATATAATTAGTTAATGTTTCTCTTTCAACAGGAAAGCATACATCCATTACATTATCAACTAATTCCCCAACAGACATACAAGAGTTTCCGTCATCAGCCTCTTTCTCAAGTCTATGTCTTGAATAAGCTAGACATCTTTCTTTGCAGTCTCTAGTAAATCCTTTTCCTAAAGCTAACTTGTCAGCTTTTTCCCAACCATATCCTCTTACTAATTTAATTAAAGAATATGGATTCTCATTGATAATATCAATAACTAAATCAGCAGAGCCAAATTGCTTAATTAATTTATCAATTGCATTTTTGGTTAATCCTAAATCTTTTAAAACTACATAAGCACGTCCGTTTGCAATATTATCTGCATATTTCATACAAATACGGCTAGCTGTAACTTTACCAATACCTTTAATTTGTGTTAAAGCGGCAATATTCCCTTCCTTTAATAAAGGAATAGGGTCATCATAAAAACTATAAAGAGACTCAATTTGATGAGGAGTTAAGAAGAAGCTGAAAAACTTCTCCTGGTCTTCTCTATTATCTAAATTATAGTCCATACTAATACTTTCGCACTTGTATTGAATGCCCCACTTAGGATCAACGACTTGCTTAGCTTGTAGAACATAATCTACACCTCTCTCTAAACGAGGCATAGAACCATTAAGTATAATGGTCCCATCCCCATAAGAAGTGTAAGCTTCTTCTGGAATTGTGCCCTCTTGTAATTCAATTACCTTCAATAAGACGATAGCAAATTCACCAGAAACATGAGCTTTATTTTTAGGAAATCTATAATTATTTAATTGTACTTTTGCTGTAATATATACATCATTTGCCATAAATCTACTTTCCTTTCTTATTTCTAGTATACCTGATATAAGCTGAACCGTCAACATTTATTTGTTCAATTATACCAACTAATCTATTATAGTTATTTTCAGTCTTAATAGACTTAGCTACAAAAGTGTCTTCTCGACGTCCACCATAAACTAAAAGTTTGTTTCCTCTCTTGAACCAAGAATCATCAATAACTTTCTTTTTCTTAGTAGTTTCGTCTATTTCACTAATCTTTTGATTATATTTTATATAATTATTACCATAGAACTTTACATCAACTACTCCATACTTAGTTAATAATGAAATAGTATGTTTAGCATTGATAACCTCTATTACAGTACCAGCGATAGCACATCCTTTTTCGCCGTCTTTAATAGTTCTAAAATCCCTAACACCATACATATTATCATTCATTGCGGCTAATTCATGTCCGCTCTTATAGAATCCCATAGTATCCATTTCCCATTTTGATGGGGAACCTTGACAATACTTTGTTCTCAATTCGTTCTTAAATTCTTCCTTAATTAAGGTATTAAAAGCATCAAGCCCTTCAGATGAATTTAACCAATTCATAACTGGCTTCATAAGTTCCTCAACAGCACGCTTTAAAGCTGTAGACTTAATTGCTATACCATTTTCAGGAAGATAGGTATATTCATCCTTTATAGGATTTAATAAGTCTTTTACATACATATTAAAGAATCTTATACATGAATCATCACTTATAATATATCTTTTTGAAGTATTATCTAGGCATTTAGCGTCTAAGTAAGCTTTATATTTATATGCTCTTATACTATCTAAATAGTCTTTTAATTCAGGCATGTTTAGAGTAATAGCTTTCTTCAACTGAACAGTAGTTAACTTAGTCTTAGGCTCTATTTCAATGTTTGCTAAATAATTTAAAAATCTTTCCATTAGAGTAGTTCTAGGACAGTCATATAAATTATCAAAGCATCCTGCTTTAATTAGTCCTATCATTTGAGCCTTAGTAGGTTCTACTCTCTCATAAAAATCTGTCATATCTTTATAAGGGCGATTTTCAAGAATCTTATCGAGTAATTCGTCTCCTACTACATTGATAGCTTGTAAACTATAAATAATAGCTTGTCTCTTAATATCTGGAATAAAATCTACTTGTGATTCATTGATATCAGGAAGATCAATATTTACTCCTGCAAATTGAGAAGCACAAATAGCCTTAGAGATTTTACCATAGTTAGGAGCAGCTCTCTTAGACTTTTTCTCGTCTTCTACAATAGGCTCTTCCTCTACATAATCTTCTTCTATATCTTCATCATCATCACCGATGTCACCTACATAATTACCAGCATTTACGCATAAGCATGCACATTGCCAATATAAAGGGTCCCAACGAGTCGCAAGATTAGCTTCTTGCACTGCAATTATAGAATAAGGTAGAGTATGATTAAGTGAGAATGCGTAACCTAATTGAGGTTCAATACAGTATTTCCATACATAATTACTGAACTCTTCTCTAGTACCTAATTTCTTACTCTTTTCAAAGTAATCTATTTTAAGCTGAACTATTTTAGCAGCAATCTTTTTAGAAATAGCTTTTCTAGCTGCATTAGCCTCTCCCAAAGTGAATCCAGAAATCTTCGGTTCCATTAATAAACGCATTAGAATTTCCTGTGAACCAGAAACTCCATTAGATTCTAATAAATAAGGTTCAAGTATTTTAACTTCTTCCTGATTTAATCCTTCGTCAGCCATTTCTAGATACCATTGATTAATATCATTTCTGAATCTAACATATCTATCGATAGGCTGCTCTCCAGAGTCTGACTGTAATCTCATGATTGAGTTTACTTCGGCTAATTGTCTTACATTAACAGGCTTAGCTTTTTTCATAGCTATACTTCCTACTGGAGAATCCATTTGGAATAAATTTTGAATAGAGCCATTTGACATTTTTTCCCACATATCAGGATTGTCATAAACTAATACGTCTGGATGTAAATATTTATCATAAGTTTTTCTTAAAGAACCTTGCCATTCAATTTGACCGTCCTTTAACATCAGCTCCATACATTTAGCCATTTTAGACTGAGCATCTGTTTTTAATACGTCCATTTTTAATGCACCTTGGTCATCACTATCATGCATATTAAAAGCTGTTATCTTAGTCTTATTAGGAGCTCTCATTAAACTATTTTGAGCCAAGTAACCACTATTAAATACATATAGAGCACTAGCATGAATACTAGCATTTGTAGGTAAACCCTCAACCTTTTTAACTGCCTCAAATAGTCCAGGATAAACATCTAATTTTTCTTTAAAATTCTCTACTGGAGGAAGTCCCTCGTCTTCATTTCCTTCAAGACAATCTTTTAAAGAATAAGTTTTACCTCTATGGGCTGGAACTAAAGCAGCTAGAGCCTGTGCATCATCATTATTATAACCTAAACCTCTAGCACAAGTTAATATAGCTGATTTTAAAGACTCAGTTTTAAATGTGGCGCAATTTAGTACATTGTCCTCACCATAATTATCTCTTAAAATCTGAACTATATCATCATTCTTTTCTGGTTGGAAATCTTCGTCTACATCTGGGAGCTCAGCTCTTTCCTTATTTAAAAATCTCCATGCTGGAAGGTCATACTCTAATGGGTTAGCTTGCGTAATACCAATTAAATAATTTACAAAGAATCCACATGCAGAACCACGTCCAACTCCTACTAAGCTAACCTGCCATGCTAAATCTACAATATTAACTGTTAAGTTTAAATAGGCACTTAAAGGTTGATTTAATTTTGTGCTGATATAATCTAGAATATCTAATTCATATTCTATTCTATCCTGTTTAACTTTATCTAGTTCTATATGTTTATTAATAAGACCTTGTTCGATTTGATACATTAAATATCTGTCTTGCTCATCCTTACTGTCGTAAAATTTGTCAGTAATAGGATAACCTTTGTGATATAGACACTTATTTAAAATAAATTCAGGCACTTTTACTCTAGGAACGATTGTCCCATGTCTAAAATCAAACTCTTCTATAGGATCACCTGCTTGCTGAGTATTCAAAATAGCCTGCTTCGCGTCCTCCTCTGAAATACCAGCTCCATCTAATGTTAAATATTTAATCATTTCTTCTTCAGTCATCATATAAGTAAATCTATAGAACTTATCAGTTTCTCTATCAGAAGTTTGCTTACTATTTAAAAAAGCTGAATGAATTTTAAAATCTTCTTTTTCTAAATAATGGCTATCGGTTGTTACAATAAAAGGAATTTGATAAGCCTTAGCTAATTTAACTAATGCTTTATTAACTTTAACTTGTTCCTCATTATCTGATGGTTGTAATTCTAATGAAAAGTTATCCTTACCAAACACATCAATACACCAGCGAATAAATTCGTTAGCCTTAGGGACATTATGTTCTAATATACAAGTAGGCAAAAACCCACCAATACACGCAGTTGACGCGTAAATATGACCAGGATTCTTTTTAATCACTCTTTCTACTATTTGATAGGTAGTTGGAACACGAACTTGACCTCTTTCTACATAAGAATTCTCCCATGCGAAGCTAGACAATTCCTTTAGTTGCTGCCAGCCTACTAAATCTTTAGCTAATAGAATGAAATGATAATACTTTTTTGTATTTTTAACTTCTGACTCATCAATAAGATAAATCTCATTTCCAAAAATAATTTTAAAATCTGGATTCTTTTCCTTGATTTTATCTCTGATTTTAATAATTGATATTGCCGCAGATAGAGATTCATGGTCAGTAAACGCTATTCCACTAAAGCCTAAACTAATAGCCTTATTTACCATTTCTTCTGGACGATTAATACTATCCAAGAATCTTATATTGCTAGCATAAGTATGATTATGCAATGTATAATACATATTGTCACCTACTTCTTAATAACTAATTTCTTATCATTTAATAATGAACATTTATATTCAGCTGATTTCGGAACATTTGGAACTATAACATCTTGAACACTAGCTAAAACTTTAATTTTGCTTCTCAATTCCCCCAGCATCTTAATCTTTTTAATAAACCTCGTGCTCTGAGAAACACTTAAATTACCCATTCCAATAATATGATAGCAATCAGTTTTAAGAATAATATCAGTTTTTGATTGTAATTCTCTAGCTTTATTACAATTATTTTGCAATTCTTTAATCGTCCATTTTAATACGGCCTCAGAGCTACTAAACTTAGCGTCGATATCTTGACACTCTGCGATGACCTTATCTAAATTTTTAATAAGTAAATCGTAATCTTTCTTATTCATACAAATACCGCCTTTCTGGTTTACTCTTATATTATAAATGAAAAAGGCCTTTAAGTCAAGACCTTTAAAATAAAATTAAGGTTTTATTTCTAATTCCTTATTTACATTTGTAAGTTCTGCTATGTCTTTAATCCACTCTTCTACAATGGATTTAAGCACAGCGAAAGTTGTGTTTTCACATTTATCTGGAATTGTAACAGGTCTCGGGAGAATTATCTCTGCTCCTTCATAAGCGATCCTTTTAACTTCCATAACTTTCACACTCCTTATCATTTATTGGATGTTCTAAAATTCTTCCAACGAATACTTCATGCTCTTCATCAAACTTATAGAGTTCTACAATAATTTCATAAGAAAGTTCCCCTATTGCATTGGCAACAGAGTAACTAGTTAATTTATTTTTAAATAGTCGAGTATTTACTTCAAAATGTAATTTTAACGGTAGCTCTGAAGAACATTTTTTTATATTTGATTTACTAGTATACCTTGGAATAAAAGCAACGTCTTTCAAATTATCTTCTAATTTCTTTGCAAGTTTTATTTCTTCAAAGTCACCATCACCATCACCGTCACAATATATGTATCCATCTAATGGAAAAATCATATGCCCGCGAAGCCATTGATTATTCAGTTCTACGCAATCTCCAGAAAAATAGGTGCAATATGTTAACATTCTATCATCCCTTTCTTAATAAAAGTAAAGTTTTATTTACTTATTCTACATATTGCCAATGATAACCACCAGCTGTTTTTGTTTGATCGTGAACTGCTCTATGTAATGTGGAACTACTAATAGTAGGATATTTTGTAATAACTTCTGAATTACCATTAAACTTTTCGCCAGTCTCAATATTTAATATTACGTGAACATTCCAAGATTTCTTTTTTTCAACAATTTTAAAATTGTTCTTATCTTTTAGATATAACCAGTGAACTTTTTGTCCTTGTTTATTTGTAGAAGTGAATTTCCAATTTTTACAACAATTAGAAATATTACTACATCCTGTTTGCTCTTCAGCTATTGTCATTGATTTGAATATTTCACCAGTTTCATAACACATTACTTCGACCGCATTTATAATCTTCTTTTCAGGAATATAAAATTTATTTTCATCTTTTTTTAAAAACCAATGATATCCACCACAAGTTTTATCAAAACCTCTTCTAATACAATTCCTAATTGCACTGCTATCCAATCCAGTATCTTTACTTGCCTCTTTTAAGCTTTTGTATTCTTTTTTTAGTTCATAACAAACAATATTATTACTATTTATATCTTTTCCTATGAATTCACTTAATTTATTTTGTCTATCTATATCATCTAAAAATGACCAGTGAAGATTATATGCTGTTGCGGTATAATCTTTTTTTAAACAATTATAAACGCCTTTTCCATATTTTTTATAAGTATCTGCGATACAATTAAATACTTCTTGTGTCTCAATACAAATAATTGATTTAATTCCAGTATAATTTTTATTAGCTGTTTGTCCAAGTCTATCCGCCTTGTGTTGTATAGCACTTAATGTTCTGTTGAGTTTTCCTCCCCATTTTTCATTGATTCTTTTTTGACAGCCGTACACTCCTTCGAGTTTATAATATTTTTTAATAATTTCTCTTTCCCAATCTTCCCAAGTGTTATCTGAATATTCTTTTAATTCTTTAAGTCTTTCAACAAAATCTTGACAATAATCTTCTACAATTATTTGTGAAGATTTAGAATTGCGAACTTTAAATAAAATTCTTTTTAATTCACTATTAATATTTGGTCTATTAAAACTTCTTGTTCTATCCCCAGGTTTAATTGTATTAATATTGTTAACCAAATCAAATACTATTGCATCAGGATTTTCTTTTTTTGTTATTGTTATAATACGACCAATTTGTTGCATGTATAAAAGATATGAAGAAGTTCTTCTAAACATAATAACAGTATTAACGCCTGGATAATGTGCTCCTTCACTTATCATATTAATAGCAACTAAATATCCTTCGTCTGTGTTTTCAAACCATTCACGAGCTTCTTTAATTTCTTGCTTAGATAATTTAGAATGTAATTCTTTAAATTTAGCTTCTGGAAAAGCTTGTTTAAAAAAATCAATAGCAAGAGGAGCGTCAGCTATTTCTTGAATAAAAATAATACCTTTTCTCTTATTATGTGGCATATGCTTTTTTAATATATTAGTTGCGTCTGGAATATTATTTAAGGCTAAATCTAATTGTCCTTGTAATTTAATTCTTTCTGGATCTTCAGTTCCTTTATAGCATCCTAATTGTTGTAATTCCTCTGTAATGCCTTGCTTGTCATAGATAGAAGTTATATAACTAAAAGGATATACAATACCTTGTTCAATGGCCTCTTCAACACTTAATCCTTGACACACACAATCAGAAAATAAAGTCTCTCCCAACATAATTCCATCATTTCTATCTGGAGTTGCTGTTAAACCTAATAATTTAATATTATTATCTACTAAGTATTGAATAGCTTTTCCCCATGTTTTAGCACCTTTACCTAATTCTGCATCATAACCTGCATGATGAGCTTCATCAATTATAACTAAACCATATTGAGAATAATTAATAGTATTATATTTATTAGCAAAAGCTTGATATGTAATTGTGTCAACCCAATCTCCATTATTAGACCAACCTTCTTTTATAAGATTGTTTGGACCAATTAATAATGCTCTACACTTATGTGTTTTAATATATTGTAAAGCGGTTGTTGTTTTACCACAGCCAGTTCCTAATACAACCAATGCTTTATTTTTAGTGTCTAACATATGTTCAACTTGGACATATAAATTAGTATTATGTTCTAATACAACGTCTATATCTTTTACCAAATCATTATATTCTGCTAATAATAAATCAAAAACATCTCTGTTACCATCTAATAAAGCATAATATTCATTATCCCATCTTGGATTTTGATAACCATCTTGATAATAATTAATTAAAGCTGGAATAATATATTGACATGGACCATTTAAACCAAGACTATCTGCTGGATTAGTTTCGCGACCAATCATGATATGTAATAATAAATGTTCTAAATAATCACCATAACAAAGCATTTCTGGTTCTTGATATTTTGGATCAGTTTCTTTTCTTACTTGTGTGTTACTTAAAGATGGTATCTCATATTCTCCTATATGATGAATAAACAAACCTTTTCTGTGGTTCTTTTTGTTTCCATATTTATAAGGAACATTTCCATATTTTTCTTTTAAGTAATTACAATATTCATTATAAGTGTAATTTTTTACTAATTCATATTCTTTTAAGTCCATATATAATCCTCAACTTTCTTTTATCTTTACTAATATTATAGCAAAAAATTAATATTATTCAATAGTAAAAATAAACAAAATCCACTATTTTTATTTATTTCCTAGTAAATTTTTTCTTTCCCTATTCAAGACTCGTTCAGCATGAGACAATTGCTCATCAATTTCTGATAAATAACAAGTTAGAGCATCAGCAATAACGTTGTCTTCTCTGCTATCATCATACTTATCAAAATACTTATCTCTTAAATTTTCAACAAACTTTTGCTCTTCTTTCCAACCTTCAAGAGCTGATTCTAAAAGTTCAATATTAGACTCAATCTGTTCTTTAGTTCTCATGATTCACCTCTTTAAAACAAAATTTACTTTTACATTGCCTTAAAATAATTTTGTTCTACAAAACTTAAGTTGCCTGATGCATCTTTATCGTAACAGATACAATACATTTTAGGGAGCCCAGAATGTTGGTCCATTTTATAAGTCATCCCATAGATTCTTGCTCTTTTGTTATAATAGTGTTCAATTATTTTTTTATATAAACCAGTCTCAAGAAATGTGTTATTTTCTACGTCAACCACAATCCAAATATCTACTAAATCTTCTATATTATCTACTTCAGACTTTACTTGATCGAATCTAATTGCTTCCATTTCTCCGACAACATAAACTTTTTGCCCTTTATCTTCTACTTTATATACGTTCCCTGTATAAGTTTTAATATACATAATATCATCCTTTCTAAATAAAATCTACTTTTTATTTTCTTCTATTCTTTTTCTAATAATAATTAAAGAAGTTGGTTGCCAATTACCATCTTGGACTGTTGAGTAATGGATTCCCTCCTGTTTACTCTGAATAAAATCTATACCCTGTTGTAGCATATTACCAACCTGTTCATAAGCCCATTCATGAGTATCTGCATATAGCATAACTTGTAAAGTCTTTAATACTTTAATTCCTAGGTCGTAAAAAGCATCTCGAAATTCATAAGTAAAACAATAATGACAATGTGGGTTATCAGTCAACATACTAGTTGAGTCTGGAATATAATCAGGGAAATAAGGAGCTTCAAAAGTTCCTTCTTTTTCTTTTTGAATTTCTATTTTCCATATTTCCATAAGTTTTTCTATCTTTTCTTGTGGAAGGGACTCTAAATCGAACCCCCAATCACCATCTGTATAACACGTAAGAATTAATTTATTTTCATATTTATTATCATCAATCACTATGGCGTCACCTCTTTTTCTAATTTTGCACCACAATAAGTGCAGTACTTTGGATAAGTTGCGCTATCTTTAAATCTAATATAATATCCCTGCTGTAATAGTTCGCACAAGGGACAATTTAAAAGTAACTTAATTATCGTCGCATGGTCAGTTTCGCGCATTACTTGCTGGTCTATTAAAACTTCGTCTTTATAATTCATCTTATCACTCCTTATTCACTACTATTATAGCATGATAAAAAATAATGTCAATAGAAAAGAAAAAGAAAGTTACACCCCGACCGAGGGTGTAACAGGTTCCAAAATGTTTTTCGGAAAAAAAGTAATTTGGGGTAAAAATATAATAATTATTCTTCCTCTTCTTCTTTTATCCTACACATATCATAATATTCTTTTCTCTCTTCTTCAGAGATATTCTTAGGTACTTCTAGTTCAAAACAATCCTTACACAAGAACTCAATCCATCCTCGTGTTTCATATTCTGCTGGCTTACCACAACATATGCAATAATCTTGAGACATACCTTCATACTTACTAATAACCTTTTTTGATTCTGGTCCTACAAAATTACTATATAAACGTAAAGTACCATACTTTTCTTTGATTTGATGAAATCTAAAATCCTTTAGAATGCCGTCTTGCTTTAAAGCTTTTCTTAAATCCTTTATTAATTGTTTACCGAAAGCTTTACGCCAGCCATCAGGAATCCATTCATATAAAGTGTCACCATAACCTAGAAACTTATCAGTCCAAACATTTCTAGACTTTAAGAAAGGATATCTTAAGCATAGAAAATAATTCTTAATCCAGATAAATGGGATTGCTAACTTCTTAACAAACCTTTTGATTTTCCTCATTTTCTTCGCCTTCCTCCTCAACCTTATCAAATAATCTAATAACTATTTCATAATCTTCTAATTCATTATCTTCTCCTGGACAATAATTAGCAAAGTCAATAGTTAAACTAGCTTCAACCTTTGATGATAAATTTCTCTCATAATGCTTATCATGGCCATATTGATCATTCTTCCAGAATACATGATTATCTTGATCAATATCAATAGAATATATCTTCCATTGTCTCTTAATGAAATTCTTAAGAGCTTGCAGTGTAAAGAAATTACATACAATATTATCAAAAGGAACGATATCTCTATCTTCTAGCTCCTTTATTTCTCTAACCTTAGCCTCGATACCTACAGCTCTATAGAAAGAAATAAATCCACAAATAGGTAAACCCTCTGGAGTATTATCTTTCCAGTTTTCTAATTCTTCTAAATTAACTTTAAATAGCTGTATATCTCTATCTACATACTTCATCCTGTCACCTCCTAAAATTCAAAATCAAATTCATCAACAATTTTTTCTACCTTAATTTTACCATGCTTTTCTAAGTATCTTAGCATAACTTTTTCATGGTTTTCCATTCCTTCCCATTTGTTTTCTACGTCCTTTGACTTATCATCAGGAGTGTATAAACTATAATAAGGACATAAATTCTTTGCAGCCTCAGGCTGGTTAGGGTTAGAACCTGAATATTGACACCAATAACATAATGGAGAAGGAGAAGGTTCCCACTCTTTATTTTCAATACTATCAATAATCTTATCCATCTTAGTTAAACCACGTTTAATGAATCCCTTAGTACCCGCACTTTGTTTTTCATTTAAAATTGGTAAGTTATAATAGCACTCCATTTTTTCATATGGAATGTCTAGACACTCATGTAAGCCTTCACAATAAATAACGAATTGTAATGGTGTTTTTAAATCGTCTTCCTTAAAAGGTTTAGCTTTAGTCTTAATGTCCTCTATTATATAAACGTCTCTTTCACTATCATAAAAAATACGGTCGATATATCCACTTAATACATATCCTTTATAAGTAAAACTGAAAAACTTTTCTGCTTCAAATGGCTTAATATTAGGGTTAGCTTTCAAATAATCTTCTAATCGATAAATTCCAGAAGTCATATAATCTAAAGTCTTAGAATAATAAGAACGCCCCATATCATCCGTCTCATAGAAATCCTTTTTATATTTTTCTTTTAAAATATCTAACCCGAACACGCCGCCTTCCGTATCAAACTTATTTTTCTTAGGAATATTAACTGTCTTAAAATACTCCCTCATTGCGTCATAATCTACTTCTTTTCCTTCTTTAATTGTCTTAAATATCTTCTCTTCACATGAATGAATAAGAGTACCAAGTTCAGAACTTATAGTATCTTCAAAAATGAAGTGATTCAATTCATAAGTTAAATAATATTTCCATGCACATGATTCATAATTATTTAATTTAGAGTAAGATATCTTTTTTGCTTTGGCTTTTTTTTCACTCATTTGTCATACTCCTTATAGTCTTACTTTTTCTTATGCTTAATATCTTTATTTGAGTAAGAATATAATCTAATTCTCTTATGATATAACTCTTCAAACTTTTCTTTTCCACAGTCAGACGGACTTGCTTTATGTGGAAGAATATGATCATAATCAAATATAACTGATACATTAACATAAGGTAACAATGGAGCTGCTATTTTTAATAATTTTTGCTCATAAGCTATAGTGTCTGGCTCGCCTTTCTTTCCTAAATGGTCGGCATCAAATGCTATAATTACCTGTTCCACATTTAAAGATAAAATTAGCATAATTTGTGCTTGAGAAATATTACTACCACAAACTGCCACACTCCAATTATTCTCTACTCCATACATTGTTCCAATTTGTAAGACAGATTTTTCTGCTTCAAAAATACATACTTTTCCAATTTTCTGTATTGTTTCCTTATTCTCATATAAACCGAAAAGATTTTTACCTAAAGGGTGATTATATATTTCCTTTTCAATAAAAACAGGCATATATTTTTTACCCTCTTCTAATTCTTTAGGGTCATATGTTCTTCCTCTTATTCCTATCAAATTTCCATTGATATCTCTATGTGGAATAATAATCTTATGTAAAGCTGAATCTACACGGATATTAAAATATCTCATAACTTCAGCAGATATACCTTCTTTTAACCACTCGGTTGGGGCAGCTAAGGGATAAAAATATTCCAATAGATTTTCTTGAATAGGCTTAATTACCTCAGGCTCTATTGATACTTCCTTAGAGTAATCTTTTACTTTTTGGAAGATGTCCCAATCTCCTGATAATTCAGTTTCTTCTTCATTATCTATAAAGAAGTCTTCTAAATTAAAGAAATTAACGACATAATTATAAGCTTGTCTGAAAGTTTCTAAGCCTTTAGCTCTTCTTACTAGCTCAAAGATATCATATCTATCGCCAGTTGTAAAACATTTAAACAATTTTGATTCTATTTGATAATATAACTTAAAACTATTACCATCTGGGTGATCTAAACATGTATTGAAAATAGGATTACCATAACTATCAGTAAGATAAGTATCGCTCTCTTGTAGGGTACAACATAACTTAATAATATTGTCGACTGTTAGTATTTCTTTTACTTTATTACTATCTAACATATCTATACCCTCCTAGAAATCAAAGCTAAACTCAGGTTCAGCTTCTTCTGTTTTCTTACCTGTGTAAGCAACTTCGAAGTTCTCTTCCTTAGTTTGGTCTAGCATAATTTCAATATTAGTATCTGCCACTGTCAAGATAGCTCCGTTCGCATCTGTAACAAAGCAGTCATGTATTTGACAAGTACCACGGTCAAAATATATGTATACTTTAATATTTTGGAAGCTACCAGCTCTTACTTTGTATACAGTTAAAACAAAGTTAGGAGCTATTTCGAAACCTTTACCACAATAAGAAGCAATAGGATTTTGATCCTGTTCTCTTACTGGCATTAAGATAGCTCCGACGTCAACTTTATCTGCGATACTTTTAGCAGAACGTAAGTAACCAGCATCTAACTCTTTTGCGTTCTTATAGTCTCCCGATAACTGAGAAGCTGTCCAAATATAAATACCTAGAGTTTTAGCTACGTCTTTTAACGCAGAAGCAAACATTAATAGGATTTGGTCAGTTCTTAAACCTTGTACCTTAGCTTGCTTAGCTGCTCCTGAAGTTATCTTTAAAGTTTCTCCTAGATAATCAAAATAAACATAATTTACATTGTGTAATTGCTTATACTTTTTAATGATATTAGTTATATCGTCTATATCATAATTTGTAATACTAACAAAATAAAGATTTGACTTCTCTATTAAATCAATAGCTTTGTCAACTCTTTCTTCTTCATCATCAAAATAACGACCGTCTTTTATGTGACTTTCATTAACACCTGATACGTAAGCCATCCACATTTGTTGACATTCAGATTCTTCCAATTCTGTTGAAATAACTAATACAGATTCACATAAATTAGTTCTTACCCATTTCTTTTGAACTGTATCATAGAATTCTGGAATGGCTAAGTGACAAGCTTCACCATTAGCTATTCTCGATTTACCAAAACCTGATGGGGCTGATTCAATGAATAAACATCCACGTCTTTGGCCTCTATAAATAGTAGTTAGCTTTGCAGACATTAAAGGTAAGCCCATATCAGGAGTTTGCTTAAACTTTTCCTTTAAAGCTCTAAGACCATCTCCAGCATGGTTTTCAACCCTATCTACATTACTACCAAATTTTTCTTTAATCAGGATTAACTTGGTTTCCTCTGCTAATAAAATATCATCAACACTTAAATTATCAAACTTAGCATGCATTTTAGCACTTTCAGTAGGGTCAATGATATTCGGGTCATAAATATCAGTTGTATCTACGCCTGCGGCGTTTAAATTATTAATTAGACTATATTTTTTTAATGTATGATAATAGTAATCAAATTTTTTAGGGTCATAAATTGCTAAAATATTTTGTATATATTCTATACCTTTGTTTGTTACGAACACTTGATATTGAACAGCATATTGTTTTAAGAACTGGTCTATATCAATATGATCAATTTTCTCCATACCATTTTTAGCTAAATGTTCTATAGCTCCAAAAAGGATACGGTGAAATTGCTCTGGGAAATCTTCTATTGAGAAATCATAATTATTGTCTGCAAACAATAGAGGATTGCTTATTAAAGCAGCTAATACATGAATTACTGCTAATTTATTTGATGAAACTGTTTTAGTCTCGTCCATACTCAATCCCCACACCTCCTTGAAACTATTATAAATCTTCTATATTATAGCTAAATTTTGGTTTAGAAGCTTCATCCAAATCAGATTTCTTAATTTGAACAACCACAGGCTTAGCTTCTACCTGTGCTTCTTCATTTACAGCTTCTACTTTTAATTGTAAATCGTGATAATCTTTTGCATCCTGATAATATCTTTTGATATTTGGAATTATATATTCTAATTCTCTATCAATTTCTTTTATTTCATATATATAATATAAAGCGTAGAGAACCCCGTCCTCTGTTTTCCCTTCCTTAAGAAGACGGGTGATTCCATCTACTAAATATTCAGTTAAAGACTTAGTCTTAAAAAGTTTTTTGATATATTCGTAAATTTCTGTTTTCTTTGATTGTTCCTCTTCTATCTTGGTAGCCACCTCTTGATAGCAGTCATAACAATAAACTTTTCCACCAGAATTATATTTTATACCATTTTTAAGAATTTTACCACATTTACTACACTTGTATCCATTAGATGCCATAGCCAGCAGCTACCATCTTGTCTCTGATACCCACAATTAAATCATATTGATCTTCAGTTGCGACATTACACTTGAAAGAAGGGTTACCTGTAACTTCTTTAACAATCTTCTTGTAAGCATCAGCATTACCTTCTCTTTCAGTAAGACCCTTAACCATATTACCAATTTCTCTTACTAAATCCTTAAGAGTTGGTTTCTCAGTGGTCTTTTCTGCCTTGGCTTCAGTCTTAGTTTCTGTCTTAGGAGCATTTTCCTTAGCAGTAATTTCTTGAGCTTGAGCACCTACAGTCTTAACCATCTTCTTACCCATAGCTCCAGTTGTCTTTAAAGACCAATCAAATACAACGATTCCAGTCTTAACATTCTGAATTTCTAGCTCTGTCATAACACGAGTCTCTTCATTAAACTTAATCTTAGTAACAACATACTTAGCATAAGGGTCTTCTAAAACATACTTATCACCTTTTTGAACCGTAGCAACCTCTGCCCAAATTTGAGGAGAAGTATAAAGCTCACGACCAATACCTAAGCGGCTAGCAGCACGCTTGAAAGCATCAGAAGCCTCAGCTTTCTTTTCTTGACCATCATCTTGACCTGATTCAATACCACAGTCCCATTTCCAAACGAAAGCCTCATTTGGATTTTGTCTAATACCAATACCACAATATAGATTATCATGGATTTCTTGATATTGACATTCCCAGTTCATAACGCCTACTGTAGCGTCTAAAATCTTAGCGTCAACTCTAGCAGTCTTGTAAAGTAATAATAACGCTCCTGACTTAGTAATTTGTTTTACTTTGACCTCAATGTCTTCTGAAGTAAGTAAAGGAAAAACAATATTATCTTTTTCTATCATAAGTCTACCTCCTTTTGTTTTCCACACTTCTATTATAGCGTAAAATAAAAATATGTCAACAAAATTTATATCAATTTAAGAAAAAATTTTTTATATACATAATATATATATTATATAGGGGGTAGAAATATGCTTATTTTCAATTTTATGACCTGTTTTAGCCTCGCTATTGCGTTTTTATTATAAACATGAATAAGTTTAGGGGGAAAGAAAAAAAGCCCGTTAAAACGTAAAAAAAGAGGAGAATTACTTCTCCTCTAATTATTATATATATTTCTTAAAAAAAGCTTCACCAAAAATTTGGATAGGTTTTACCTTACATTGCGAGCCACTTAAATGGATAGCTCCTAAATAAGTTATTTCACCTGGGTTAAAATATCCAGATTGTTCCGCAGCTTTTTTATATAAATTAAGTTGAGCTGATACACTCTTTGTGTGAATAACACTTGTGGTCTTAAAATCACAAATAGCTAATTCTTGTTTTTCTCCTATTCTGCATGCTAGGTCAAATCGCCCAGCCGCAACAGGAGCACCCTCATTATTATATAAGACTACAACCTTCTCTACAAAAATAGGTGTGATTTTATATAATGGTTCAACTATAGTGAAATAGTTACGAGTCTCTTGGTCTTTTTCTTTAATTATATCCTCAATTTCCCAGCCACAATCTCTTAATTCAATTAATCCTTGTATTTGTTTATGAATTTTAGTTCCATACTTAGCTGACCTTTCAAGTAATTCAGGGTTAACTTTATCATAAGAGTCGCCATTTACTTCTTGTATTTTTTGTGTTACACTAGGAACTTGCACATCATTAACATAATAAATATGATTTTCGGGAAAAAATTTAACTACATCTCCATTTGGTAATATAGTAACTTCTACTTCATCTGCCATCAAATCACCCCCGATATTACTTTATTTCAGAAAAGTCGGCTTCAATAGCTTCTTCCTTAGCTTTATCTTCCTTCTTCTTTTTCTTAGTAACACGTAAAGAATCTGAATTATTTGTTAGCTTAGTATACTTAGTATATAATTCTGGGTTCTCTTCTTCAAATTTTTTAGTGTCAAACGATGTCTTTGTAGAGCCTGATACATAAGTAAAACTATATGAATCAGTAGAAATTGTAGATTCTCCCGTTTCTATATATTCTTTTTGAATAGCTTCCTTAATTTCAGCATCTACAGCCTTTTTAAGCTTAGTCAAGTAATCAACTAAATCAGCAAGACCTCCATATTGAGTTTGGAAGTCTTGAGATTTAATTAAAGCAGTGGTAATTTCTACGCCCTCTAGCTTCTTGGCTAATGTTACTTGACCAGGATTAATTTCAATTAATTCTTCTGTCTCTTTCTTAGCCATAATATCACCTATTAGAAATCAATGTCTGACGCAAAATTCTTTGGTTCTTCAGGAGCTGAAGTAGCAGGCTTCTTCTCTTCAGAATCCTTTTCCTTCATTCTCTTACCATTTTCAATCATCTTAGTTTCTCTCTTAACCATACCGTTTTGTACAAATTCTAGAGAAATACATCCTTCTTCGCCTTGTTTAATAGGCTTTCTAGATAAACCCTTAATAATTCTTTCTCTTGTGAAAGTAGTTTCATATTGAGGTTCTGGAGCTTCACCAAAGAAATCTGATTCATTTTCTACGCCGCCCTTTAATACCTTAGTAACCATACTAATAATTTCGCCCTTAATAGCTAAAGTATCATTCTTAGTAAAGTTAGCTGATAAGTACTCAGCAACACCACCTTCAACTGGCGCAATGAAATCAACATATTGAACTGATTCATCATACATAGGAAGTAAAGCACCAACGATGTATCTACCAGTCTCTTCTCCTGAACCCTCTTCTTCAGTTTCATTAATAATTTCAGGTTTGATATCCTTAATAAAAATATCTGCTACAAACTCAGCCTTAGGTACAAATGGAGAAGCGTCAGTTGCGTTTTTAACCCCAGCTTTAAATCCCTTTAAAGTTACCATAGTCTTTGTTCTTTCGCCAACTCTTGAAGCGTATTCTTCAAATCTGGCCATGACCCAAATCTTAGTCGAAGCATTAGCTGCAATTTCAAATGTAGAACCTGGGTTGTCCTTTAAGAATGAAGCGATAGATGTAGTTTGAGATGGTAATAAAGCTTCTAATGCTGCATAGTCTTGAGAATCATCACCATTCTTAGTCTTTGCATAAGTATAGAATTGAACCTTGTGACTATTAGCGTCATTAGTCGCAATTAATAATGAACCACGGATCGCATTACCTTTCTCAGTCTTAACTACCTCTAAGTTATTTTCCTTTAAATAACCTACAATGTGAACTGAATTTTGTCTTGTTGTCTTTTTTTCTTTTTCTGCCATAATTTCGTAATCTCCTTTTTCTTCGTAAATATTTAAGAACGCTGTAATATGTAATGGCTTCATCGTCCTTCGTTAAATAGTATAATCTATTTCAAAAGACTTGTCAATAGAGAAAATATCTTTTTTATTTTTTCTTTGACGCATATTTCATTGTTCACTTATATTATAGCAGAAAAAAATTACTTGTCAACAAATAAAAAATAAAAAAAAGAAGGATTGCTCCTTCTTTATTAAATCAATAAAATAATAGTTTTATTTTTACTTTGCAGAACTAACGACTGGTTCGTCTGGCTCATCAAAAAGATTAATTCGAGCTAATTCATATCCGTCAGCTCTTTGTAAAGAATAATAATTTTCCCCTTTATGAATAACTGTTGGATATTCTTTATCAGCTAGAACCTCTCCACGAATTACATCTATAACTATTTTAATATTATTATTTATGGCATCTACAACTTCTTGTACTGTGGCTCCATATCTTTTTGTAGAACCATCAGCATAGCGTGTGTACATTGTAATACCATTACCGTCGTCAATTAAAGTTAAAATGGAAGGGACAAAATTAACCTCTTCATTATTAACTTCCATTTTAGTTGCATAATATCTCATTATACTGCTACGTCTCCGCCGCCATCATAAGGTACAGACTCATAGAAATGTAAAAACACACGCGTATTTCCACTTCCATCAGTTAATTCCATATCTGCTAGTTCTCCTCCATTATAAATATAAGAAGCAGAAACTAGTTGAATTTTAGTATGGTTAGTTTGAATAGAGTCAGCAGATTTCGTAATAACTCCTCCTCCATCCTCCCTTACATAAAATACAGGAACACCTAATTCAAAAGCCTGCTTAATTTCATTAGGTGTCTCATTTACAATTTTTTGTTGAGGATCAAAATATCCAGTATAAACATTTATTGAAAATAAAGACCCCGCTTCTAGATTAAGAGGAGCCGCAACTAATGCGACTTCCTCGTCATTAATAATTAATTTATCTTTATAAATCATACAAACCTCCTATATAGATTGTAATATCGCCGTCAAAGCAATATACATAGACCCGTTCTTAGTTCCAATAAATTGGACTTTTTTATTACCAAAATAAATTGAAATAATTTTATTCATAAGGCACCTCCTATCTTGCTGGCGCTTCTCCTGAACCACTGTCTTCAGATTCTGTTATAATATATAGATAACCTTCATACTTAGTATTAGGCTCATGGTCTAAAACAACAATAATTAATCCTTCTAAATTGTCTGCAGTTGGTTCCTCTGTGATATAAGGTAAAGAATTAGAAGGAATAACCTTTTCGCCATCAAACTTAAGTATTTTCCCTGTATCCTTAATTTTAGTAGGAGTTTGTACGTAGTTCACAGTTCTAGGCTTCCACTCGCTTTCAGAACCTGAGCCACCTCCTGCTACTAAATGTATACCCTCATTGTCAACATATGAAGAATCATCTGTAATAATAATTGAATGATGGTTTTCATCATATTCAACACCTGTACCAGATAATTCAACGTCTTCGCCAACATCATAAGTATTATCATCTTTGTAAGCCTCACAATTAGGGTCGTCTACACGTCTATACCCTGAATGAGTTTTAGTAACTGTTTCATAATGATATTGCTCTTCAGCTAAATCAAATAAGCATTCGAAGTCTTCTAATGTCAAATCTTCTCTATCAAGATATACTCGTGCTCTAAAAGCTTGAATTTCTTCTTGGGTAGCTAGTCTATCTTCTGCTATATTATACCAGTTTCCAATCATTTCACTTGGAACGAGTTGTGAACTACTAAACTTAACTCCAAAAGTATTTTCTTCATCGCCCATAGCATTATCTACTCCTTCCTGAGGCTCTAAAAATCTACGGTTTTCAGTGTCTACACTGTTCCACATAAACTGTAAATCAAAAGCGCCCCCACCTTCTTTGTCTAAATAAACGGTAGGAGGGGTAGCAGGTTGCTCCCAGTTAAAAGGTAATTTATTTAGCATTTCAACAATAGCTGGTACGTTAAAGTTATTAAATTTTAAATTGTAAAACTCTCCTTCGACCATGTGCTCGCCAGGTACATCAACAACTTTTACTTGTTCAGATTCTGTATATGAGTACCATGACCACACGCTGCCGTCAGGAAGTTTATATAATAAATCTTCGCCCACTTGAGGGAGTTTATCAACAGCGGTGACACCTCCGCCACCGCCGATATCAAATAGAACTCCATCAACACGAGCTTTCTCAATTTTTATATGATCATTCATGTTTTGCCTCCTTCTATGTTTAATTTGTTTTATCTTATATGTAGTTATCATTGAATATTAGAAGAATTGTTTAGCAAGTTCTAGGTATAAGGGTAAAGGCTTTGTACCCCTACCCTTTATGAGTTGATATTAGAATATTTGTTCGCATATAATATCTTTTACATAATCACCACTGACTGTTAAACTATATACGTTATCTCTGTTTGTAATATTAATTCTTATACTATCATATTCTTGACCGTCACCATATCTAATAAAACCATCAGTATCTGGCCAAGCAATATCAACTGCAAATTGTATTGATTTTCTTCTACCATCATCAACTAATGATATTTTTGAATAACAAACTGTAGCAGTATCTAATACAACTGCTGAAACGTTAAAAATATTATCTTTTAAAGACCATAAGTTATTCCATATTTCATCAGTAATAACTGTTTCGCTAGTAATATTTAATAAATTATTAATTGGAACTCTTGATAAACAACTTACTCTTGGACCGTTATCACCACATTTTAAATATACACTATATAAATGATTAGTGCTAGTTGGTATTGCATACTTTGTATCACCTACTTGTAATCCTGTTAGAGGAGTTTCTGTCCCGTCTAAGGTTGGATTTGCTACTACATAATCTTGCTTAGCGACAGGAGGTAAAAGTGGTTTAATAGATTGTTTCTTTCCTCTCCTTAATTTTTTATGGTCGTCCCAACTAGAATAATAAACATCTCCGTTAAAATACCAAATATATGAACCAGTAATATAAGAGTTTCCCACCCATTTTTTAGGAACAAAAGTTGAAGCTAATTTATCTAATACTCGAGAACTGTCATAATATATATTTTCTCCGTCTGTCCAGATAGCATTAGCATAAGGGGAAG